CTAGAGCCAGAAAATTCATTGCCAAAGGTAGATGTGACCTATAAATGAATTTTGTACATGAGGTCTGGCAGCCATATCAAGTTGAGCACATTTGAAAAACTCTCTGGTAAACCAGAGAGAAAAAATTCCATGTACTGAATTAGATCTGGTTTACCAACGATAGAGGATATAAAGTCTTCCTCTACCGTGTCGCGGGCTCTCGCGACGTGTTGTGACAATTATGATTGTGGGTAGTTTGCCTGTGCGTAAAACACAGGAGGACCCAGGTAATAGAATAGATTAAAATCCTCACCTGCAGCTACATAATTGTGTGCGCAAGGTGATGTACCGTCTCTTGTATCACCTATTGCAAACATAAGCTGAACTATTTCATAATATGTCTTTCCCCTTTGTGTGCCCATCGTATTGTTTATTGTAGTAGTAACATCATCAACAATTCTAGGGAGTTGCTTGGCGGGTGCAAATTTAAATTCAGTAAAATAGGGGATTTCTACTGAAACAAGTGGGTTGACATTGTCGTTACAAATAGAGGTACCATTCATTCCTTCGTTATCACTGAATGCTCCATAATACTGCTGTCTGCTCAATCCACTTTTCATGAAGTCGGTAGCTACAGACCCATTTGTGTAATTTGCACAAGGTGTTTCTCTCCAAGATACAGAAGGTGGTCCCGTAAAACCACGTCCCTGATCATGTGGAGAAAAATCTATTGTGTGACGAATTGAACCTCTCCAGCCCCCATAGCCCAAGCAGAAATATCGCATGGGGGTAAGATATGCGTAGACATAATTATCAGTTCCCAATGGGAACGTTGTCAAATTGCCGCCGTTTGCCCACAACGGTTCAAATGGCATTGCCTCTCTACCAATTCTGGCAACATAGGATCCTGTTGAACCCATCTGAGATTCCGTGAATTGATATGCCATAACTTCACACATAACGTATCTCTTAAGTAATTGACGAAGAGACACAATATTTTCACCAAAGTAGAGGTCGTTCATACAAGCCTCTTCTACCCAAGGCCCTAATCGATCTGCTACTGGTGCTTGTTTTGGGGCTGAGTCCGTTCTTTCTTTCTCCTCAGGGGGAGCCGGGTCAATAAGTTGAACATCAGCCTGCGGGACAACATCTAAAGGAAATAGGCGTTCAGATGTCATCAATTTGTTCAAATATTCGGATGTTGGTGCAGCAACTTGGAAGTCGTCTCCCATTGATACTAACACATTGATTTGAATATCTGAATCTATAGTATCATCAGGCACTACCAAAGGATTCAGTACGTATACCGAAAGGACTCCATTTCCATAAGTGCGAGACGAAGCCGTATAATTCAGAACATTTGTGTCAAACATGGTGCTCTGAGCAACAGCTCCGTTCGATGGAATATCTTGGAGTAAAGGTACGTGCTCACGGTAGGCAGTTGTTTGTCCCCAACCAACTTCAATCTCGAAATCGGTCTTATCGGAAATATCAACAATAGTCGTGTAATTATTCTCCGTCTCAACTACAGACAAAGCGTCGAAGTTTCCATATGGATCGTATGTTATTGCTAACCTACCCTTATGATATTTGCTACATATTACTTGGAACCTAAACTTCATAGTCCCATGCCAATACTTAAAAGGCATCGTAACATAACAACTAGCTGGCATATGTATCTCTGTGTTCCGCATTGCACGAATACACGGATCAACAATGGAACTAAACAGGTGGGTGTTAGTTCCCGCCGTTGTGGCCCAGTTGAAAGTCGTTAAATAAGACTGGCGTGTAGCGATACTATTTATTGTCATCTCGTCTTCTCCTGTAAGACCTAGTAATCGTGTATCCAAAGTTGTCTCACTCTTTGGGTCAAGAGTTAACTTTGTACAGTCATCCAAACCTGAAGACACAGCAAGATTACATTTAGTCATCGGTTTATATACACTAGATTCTAAATTAGGAGGATTCGAATATCCAAATAGGGAAGCAATGCCTCCTACAGCATTGGCAGCAAGTTGTGTTGCCTTTGCAAAAGGATATATTGTTGGAATCTTGGACAACAAACCAGCAGCTGCTGCTATTGTTGTTGAAGTACGAGATATTGGACCCTTGGAGTATTCGTCGGCTTGAGGGGAAATGGAGGCAATGTCCCACTCAGTTGGAATAGCATAGTGCATGTCCTCTGCCCAGGCAAACACCTGAATGGTAACAGGTGAAGTTTTTCCTAGAGCATGTTTAAGTGGATTAACAGTATGAAAAACAACTTGACCGATAGAATCGAATAATCCAGTTGGTAGATCAATTCCATTTTCTGGCCAAAAGAAAGGGAGTGTTAGCTCTCCTCCTTGTGAATTTGTAGGATCTATCCAAATGTGAGGCCGCTGAGATGCAGCCACCACATCCTCGGGAATTGCGAATCGTGTTTTAGTGTAGCCGTCCTCATTAGGAAGAGGATAGTATGAAAACAACAATCTGCCATAGTGAAATGGAGTACCATTCACCATAATTTTCACTTTAAGATTACATCTCATCATTCTGTAATTGGAAAGACGATTCGTTATCCTGTTATTCTGAAAATATAGTTGCCAAGGGGAAAATCCATTATTTATCACACCATTCACGTTCCATACGGATTCGTAAATTTTTATTGGTCGAGAAAAATATTGATCCAAAGGAACATCATCAGGGAAAAATTGACGGGACAATTGATCTGCTTCTGTTTTTGTTGACAGATCATACCCTGGATGGGTATCATGAAATTTTACTGTCTGATGTTGTTCACCGGTGCCCGCAGGACTAACCTTTTGTTCATCAGCTTGAGGCATGACGTACTTGATTTCGTCCCACACATCACGGAGGAAACTGGGCTCGTGTTCCTCCTCATCTTCTTCGTTGTAATCTATATTGTGGTATTCATCTAAAAATACACCTAACCACATATTCATCAATGTAGAATGTATTATATCATATATATCTAAATTATTTACAGGCGCATCTTCTGATACTAATGGTTTATCCGAGTAACCACCAAAGGGCCAAATGGAATCTCTAAGACTTCGCGGAGATTCCTTACGCCAATTATTTACAGGAAAAAGTAAAGTGTGCGGTCTATTTCTTATTTACATATTTATCCTTCCAATGAGACACCCTCTCATCAAAAGTCACGTCTACAGCTGGTACGGGGAGACCTACACGATTGCAAACCCGTTTCATTTGTTTTTGACGCATTTCATACACACTACGTCCGTGTGCGAACCACTCATGCATGGCCCCTTCGATACAGCTCACCGCTACTTCTTCTGGTGATGCTGAGGTGGATCGAAGGTTTGAATGTAGAGATTTGAAGATAGAGTCCTCGTCTAACTTACCTATCTTCACACCCAACTCCTCAATATAGCTAGACTTCCTTTTCAGAAAATCAGCATCTTCAACATCCATGAAGATAAAAGAATCTTCGCTTTTGTCGGGAGGAGTTATTTTGATGTCATGCTCCTTAAGAAAATCAGCATATGACTCAAAATTAAAATCTCTATATGTTTCATCAACACTCCCTTTAAAATCATCTCCATATGTGAGCGCAGAAACGCACTCCCGAAATGATTTGACACCTATCAAGTTGGGATATGTGTGGAAAAAACCTAACCGCACGTATAAGGAACCCGCCGTCCCATTAACGTTTACTGTCAAATTGTTTCCAGACGTGTTGATGTTAGGAACTGCCAACAACGTACCATTCCAGTCTATTGTTGGATGAACAATATCATAAATCATGTTTCGCATGATGTAAATATCGTGCCAGCTCCATCCGTTCCAAGCCATTGCTGCTTTGGCAATCTTTAAAAAAGAATACCAGACTTGGATTGTGATTTGCGAACTCATTCGCACATCAAATTTGGAATAGTCCCACGCAAGGACTTTACCATCATTGGAAAACTTTTCGGAATGATCCATTAGCTTCTCCCATTGGTCAGAAAAGGCATTCACGCCAACAGCACTTTCAGCTTCTATAGGATGAGAATTCAAAAATGCTGCTACGGGCAAGAAATACTTGCGAATCAGAATGCTCATTGCAACTGGTGCTGCCTGAAAAACCCTAACTTTATCTTTTCCAATTTCCGTGGGTTCATCTTTAAGCGTTGCAGTGACTATAGGGTACGCTCTCTCACCACGCGACCAGCAAGTTTCCAATCTTTCAACTTCCGCCTGAACTTCTGGATCTATCTTATAGTCCACTATTTCATTGTCTCGCCATATTGGTTCTATCACCCTACTTTTTGGACCAAACACAGGAAAACCCATTCCTGTAGACAACTTAAGAGGCTCCAAAAACCGTTCACCAGGCACGCCACGTATAGCTTCAAAATCAGTTAACCTCCGTATTTTCTTCTCATTACGAGCAATCACAAGGAGAGGATCCAACCAATCATCAACACAATGTGCTAACAGTTTGGGACTGAATTGTTTGGCAGGATTGACTATGTGTTCGAGAGTGGCATTATAACCTTTCCAATTCGGTTCTAGTTTGGGCTTGCCCCACTTACTAGAAACACCACACTCTTCCTCTACATGGTGTGATAAAATGGAAGGAATGACTCTACTCTTCATCTTAGTACGCAGCTTTGTAGCTCCTAACACTTCAACTTGAGCATCTTGTGGTAAGTTCGCAGCCATTGACATTGGATGCACATCGCAACTAGATAGAACTTCTCTTCCTAGCTGCTTGTCCGGCATAGTTCCTCCACTAGGAGGTAACAGAACATGATCTTTAGAATCTAGTCTCTCAATAAGCGTTTGTAATTTGCTCTGAGTGATTGTCATCATACAACCATAATTGTTCCGTACTGGATTTCCTCCAATGTGAAAGCCCAAAATGACTGGACTTTTGGTCTCGGAAATAAGCATACCCATGCACGCGCCTTTCCTTGACATTTTGGTATGATATGCTCCTCCATACATTCGATGCTTGTACTTGTGCCCTATCGTTCCAAAAGATACTGATATTCTCTCTTTCTCAGCACCCGTATTGGCAAATCTAGCAAGAAAGGTGGCTATACAACTTCCCGAAGGATAGTTCTTGGGTAGCCATTCAGTCCTATCTTTAAGATCTGGACAATTCGGAACGAAAACAGCTATCAAATCCAATTCTTCATCTTCGACGTAATTGGTCTCGTCCAGAGTGAACTCGAATGTTGTTCCCGGCTTGCCGGAACCTCTATCCACAAGAATGCGCATGTCCTCATGTTTTTCTCCATTCAAATTACTGTCTTTGTACAAAACGTGAGAAGGCATGAGTGCAATTCCTTTTCTTGGGAAGAAAATGTTACACTTTGTTGAAGTATTGCCTGCTTTACATTGAGCAAGAAACAAGTTGTTCCGAGTTAATGCTTCCAACATATCACGAGATGCAACACATTTCATTGAATCACTTGATTCCACCGACATTCCAAGTTTATTCATCATGAAACCGAACCAACCTGGTTGAGATTGAACTTCGTCTGGTGTTATCGTTTGCGGTTCAACATTGCTAAGTCGGGATTTATTCCACATACGCAGCATTTTGACTCCAATTAATATTGTGCCAACAGCAAGACCATATTTCACTGGTCTACTGTCTCGAACTTCCTGGACATAAGCTGGCAAAGCATCTCTCCGAGTCAAATATTCTTGCTTGATTGATCTCAAACGTGAACTATAGGCCGATCCATACAGTCCAATCGATCCCATCACACAAGCAGCTGCCGCTGCAATGACAGAAGGCTTCCTTCTATTTTTGACTGCAACAAACAAAGCAACAAGAGAAACGTATGATATCAGTTTTGCGTGTCCTCGTAAATCTCTAATTGCTGCTCCTTTTTGCCAAGTTGCAACCATCCGCTGGAAAGCTCTGCTACGAAAGACCCATTGTGGAGTCAAAGCAATCATGAAAGGAGTAAGAGATTCATCTGCCAATTGTGCAACTTCTTTTGCAAGAGATGATGTAGTCATCTTAGCTACAGGGGAAAAACCAAGCCAAAAGTTTAGAATCGATACTGGATCAAAGAAACTTTTGATATACTTGGTAATGCCTTGCGCCAAAGCCTGACCTGCAACTCGAGAAATTGCGTCAACTTCCACAAGTGCATGAGGAACATTTTTACAGGGATCACACTGACATGCTCCTGGATACATGTGACATTCATCACACAATGGCATCTCATCCATCTGCTTTGCGACGGACAACACTTTATCCTGATTGCTTTTGTGAACTTTCACCATGTCTACCAAAACAACCATCAACTGTTGCAATGTCAATTTCGATGTGTCATATAACTTACCGTCAACATCATGTTTCCACGTTTCAAATCGAAATGCGTCTTTTCCACCAACGCCTTCATACACAATCACTCTTTCAAGTTTAAAATCCCAAAAATCTCCTCCGAGAGTGGAATTTTTAACCTTCGGATGATTGGTATTCAAGGAAAGACCTCCCTCCTTACGAAATTCAGGTTTGACAACTTGTCTCACAAACCAAAATCTATTCAAGGCAGCAGAAGGATAGTCAGTCCAATAGTGGAAATTCAGATCATGAAAATTGGACGTTCCAACGGCAAGATAATGATGGAAGAACACAACACCTTTTTCACCAAGTGCAGCTTTTACTGCTGCTAAGGGCACGCCATTATTCTCACGAATTATGGCGGGGGCTTCAGGATGCTTGGCAAATGCAGCTTTTACTGCGCCAATCTCATCGTACTTGATAACTTTAGTGTCCTCTGTGATTTCTTCGTCATATTCACTGGTCCAATTGCGAGTCTTAATATTCTGCTTTGTGACTTTGATACCCATTGCATGGGGCAAAACTCTACACATCAGGTCAGACACTCCTGTCTTTCCTACTCCTGACGATCCAGTGATAACAATGCATGCTGGGAAAAAGCGAGTTTCCGAACTTTTGAAATGAGAAACAATTGCATTTTTGACTTCTTGCAGTTTGCGCGCTCGATCTGTCAACCATGTTGCTGTGGGAGCATCTGGTTTTAGAGTGCGCAAACGATCAACTTCCTTCAGACATTCTTCAACTTTGATACTCAATTCGTGGACATCACCATCGTAGTTGCCTGCTTGAATGTTTGTCGTACTCCGGAAAATCAAATCACAATCATCGTTGAACTTTTTCATCTTCTGGTTAGAAAACAATACCGGATACAACGATTTTTGCTGAATGACTTCCCACCCTGTTTCAACAAACCAAGTGAATGTTTCAATGCAAGCATCAATGACATCGACTGCTTGAGTTTGCTTCTCCAGGGCTTCGATCTTCAAAAGCTCAACACCACCTATAGACCATTCCACATTGCGAATCGAACAAGCTGACATTGATAACGCAGCAGAAATGAGAAAGGAAATCTTTTTAAAGATAGTATTGGTCCGAAAAAGTTTCCATCCATCTAACAAATCACGTGAACTGAAAGCGTGAACCTCAGTTTCTGACTCTGCTTTAACCGTGTCTATGTATTGCAAAATCGTCCGCGCAGCTGAACCTTTCGAGTTCATCTTCACATAGGACATAATTGCAAAGAACATGTCTGAAATTGATTCTGATTTTGCTAAATGATAGGCGAAAATGACAACATTCTCGACATGAGAAACCCATTTATCCATGTCATCATCACAGATGTCGCTGTCGAAAGTTTTGAAAAACTCCGTGACATTATTCAACAGCGTTTCCAAATTTGAATCCTTCTTGACCGTCTGTTCTACGGACTCTTCTTCACTCTGGTCTGGTGAAAGCAATGGGTCGACGGCTCGAATATCTTCCTGTGTCTCTCTTCCGATAACTTCATCATTATCCATGTGAGGCTCTACATTTCCCGGCCATTTTAATGGGAAATTATTAACCTCATATTCCAACTCTCCTTCACTAAAAATCCGTGAATTTATATCCCTAATTCTATACATTTTCTTAGATGCTTCGCATTTATTTACAAATTCAAGTAAAAGCATCATTTCATCCGATGTTCTCGGTTCAAACGTAGGTACACATGTATGATTATATAAAAAGTCGTTACAATATTTACATTTATATTTCTTTCCCGAACTATCCCTATGTGGTTTATCAATTTTGATTGTCCCAACGACTTTAAAAGTGCAGATATGACCTTTCTTAGTCTGTCCACAACGGTTACAGTCGTATGAACCACGTTCTTCCCCAGAATGTGGTTCTATGTCATTGAGCTTAAGGTGCGTCATCGCAGTTGCAAGGAAAAGATCTTCATCGCACTGACATGGATCTTCCTGGCAACTTCCACACACATCATCAGATGGAAACTCGTTGCGACGAGATTTTCTCTTCAGATAATTTCTACGGCGCGTTTCTTTCTTGTTATGTCTGTGTTTACTTGGCACCTTATAATTTCTGTGCTCGGGCCATACCATTTGGAAGTTTTCGTTAGGAGGTGGAGAATGGTATTGTGCCACTTTAGGAAGGTAATTGGTCTCCCTCCAAGGTTTCTTTGCTGAAACCTCAATCCACCCTTCTTCAGGGATGGTTTCAAGTTTTGTTGGGGCATCTGATGTGCCCGTCCCGGTACAACCTGGGTAATCCTTTTTGCTACATTTTCTGATACTTCCCTCTGATGCGAATTTCATGGCAGAGCACCTTTCTTCCGAAGAAGAAAGACCTCTGTAAGTGGAAAAGGATTTAGAAAATTAAATGAGGCGGATTGCTTTGCTAAGCAAATTTCCTGCGCTAAAACAGAAATAATGTGTATAGAGCTCTTCAATCGGTAATTAACCATTCAGATAACTCTTGTGATACTATCGTTCTGCTCGGGTATTCAGACTCCAAGTAGCGGGAGCACATACTGGTCGGCATGCGGAACCGGAGACTTACATACACAAAATTACTACTTTTAGTTCTTGACTTCAATTTCACTATTGGAGAGCGCATCTTCTTAATTAGATGCGTCTTACTATTGCACTTATGGCCACTCAAAAGTTAATTTATCTGTCGTTTGGCTTACTTCACCAAACAATTCCCTAAAAGAAAGAGTTATTAGCTTATGTCCAACACTATACCCCACAACGTGTTGCCAGCTGAAAGTTTGAAAGGGAAACTTTCAATTCATTATAGGAAAATAGTATGTATATTTCCTAGAATTAGCAAATCAAATTCTTGAACCTTTTTCAAGAAAGTTACCAGAATTCCACTGGTTCATACTGGTGTTGTTGGTAAGAGTTACCCCAAAAGGGGAGGTGCTACTACACCCGAAAATAGTTCAATAGAGATTAAAAATTTAACTAGTCTCAAAGACTAGTAAGAAACCTTCAATACATCTACTAAACAAGAGGACCCATGCGTCAATCAGACGCATG